GGGTATCTAACGACCAAAAATCAATACAACAAGCTATGCAAAATGCAACACCAGAACAAATGTTAGAGCTTAAAAAAGCAGAACAAGAGTTTGAAGTACAAATGAAAGAGCTTGATGTAGATGTATTTAAGTTAGAGGTTGCAGATAAACAAAATGCTAGAAGTATGTTTAGCAAAGACTGGACTGCAAGAATTATAGGATTATTTACAATAGGCGGTTTTTTAGGGTATATATTTTTAGTTACATTACAACCACCAGAACAAAACAGCGAAGCATTAATTAATTTAGTGCTAGGTTATCTTGGAGGATTAGCGAGTGCAATTATTTCGTTTTATTTCGGAGCATCTCACACCCCAGAAAAAGGAGAGTAAAATGCATATATCACAAGAGGGTATTACTTTAATAAAACATTACGAAGGTTGTCCAAAAGATAAAGATGGTAATGCAGTAAGCTACAGATGTGCTGCTAATAAAGCAACAATCGGATATGGTTCATTAAAACTAATCGATGGCAGTCCTGTACAAGATAGTATGTCAATATCAATGCAAGAAGCTGAAGAATTATTAGCACATGAGTTAAAAGAATATGAAGGCTATATAAATAGTATGGTCAATGTTCCTTTGAAACAAAATGAATTTGATGCTTTAGTTTCATGGGTTTTTAATTTAGGACCATCAAATCTAAAATCATCAACAATGTTAAAAGTTTTAAATGCAGGTAAATATCAAGAAGTTCCTGAACAAATTAAACGTTGGAATAAAGTGAATGGAAAAGTTAACGAAGGATTAGTAAAAAGAAGAAAAAGTGAAGCTTTACTTTTTGAATGTCAAGATTGGACTTGTGTATAATTATGCCTTTACAAAAACTTATATTTAGACCAGGTATCAACAGAGAAGGAACAGCTTACGATAACGAAGGTGGTTGGTTTGATTGTAATTTAGTAAGATTTAGAAAGGGTAGACCTGAAAAGTTTGGTGGTTGGGAAAAGATAACATCTTCAACATATTTAGGAACAGCGAGAGCACTACATAGCTTTATATCTTTAGGTGGCACTAAGTATTTAGGTTTAGGCACCCATTTTAAATATTATATTGAAAGTGGAAGTACTTTTAATGATATTACACCAATAAGGCTCACAACATCTGCAGGTGACGTAACATTTTCTGCCACAAATGGTGATGCCACTATAACCGTTGCAGATACCGCTCACGGAGCTGTGCAAAATGATTTTGTAACATTTAGTGGTGCTTCTTCATTGGGAGGCAACATTACAGCTGCTGTTTTAAATCAAGAGTATCAAATAGCAACCATAGTAAATGCTAATAGTTACACCATAGAAGCAAAAGACACATCTGGTGCAACTGTTACTGCAAACTCATCTGACAGTGGTAATGGAGGATCTTCAGTTGTAGGTACTT